GGTGGCAATAGATGAGCAGAGTTGACTTATTCAATGGTGTCAAAATCACGGTTGAATCAACAAATAAATCTTATCACTCATACGATGATTGGGGTTTGTATATAACGAATACTAATTGTATCGGAGCGCCGGAGCAACAAGTGAGATACATCGAAATACCGGGGAGAAACGGGTTGCTTGATTTATCCGAGGCGGTTTCGGGTAGGCAGATATATAAAAGCCGCCCGATTAAGATAAATCTCGCAGGCAGAAGAAATAAAGTCAGTTGGGACAGTGTTATTTCCACCTTCCGTAATGAGATTAACGGCAAGATTTGTCGCATAACTTTCGACAACGACGAATCTTATTATTGGCGCGGAAGAATTGATATAAAGGACTTTAATTCAGTTCTTAATCTTGGGAAGTTCGTTGTTGATATTCCAAACGCCGAACCTTACAAGTACAGTCTAACAACATCGGCTGAACCGTGGCTCTGGGATCCGTTTAACTTTGAGACAGGAATCATAACGTATATCGGCGCGGTTACGGTAAGCGGAACAAGAACGATAACCATTCCGGCAGGATATATGCCGACTTCTCCCGAAATAGTTGTATCTGACTTGTCGGGAACATTAAGGCTTGACTATGGCGGTCAAACTTACACGTTAACCACAGGGACAAACAAGATACCATCAATATTAGTCGGTGGAGGTTCGGACGTTGATTTAACATTCACGGGCAATGCGAAGGTGCAGATAGTATATAGGAGTGGCTCACTATAATGTATCAAGTCAATTTAGGGGCGAAAGTCCTTTATTATCCGGCATCGGAAGATGCGGTTATATACGATACTGAATTGAATGAAGAGGTGGGACTTGCCGGAGAGTTCACTTTCAAAGTTCCGCCACAGAATCCGCTCTATTCGGAGTTAACGCAAGGTGCGCTTGTGACGATTCTAAAAGACAATGTTGAGGTATGGCGTGGAGAAATTCGTAACATCGACACAGACTTTGCGAAGATAGCAAGTGTGTATTGCCTTGAGGATCTGGCATGGCTCGCGGATGAATACTTAACTCCGGCTCTTATCACAAATGAGACATTCGCACAGAGGTTTCAGGCGGCAATTAATGCATATAATGCGAATCGGTCAACGGAGAGACGGTTTGCGGTTGGATATATAACCAATGTCAACAGTTCCAACAATTGTAATTGGCAGACCGAGTACGAAGAAAGCATCCTTGAGTGCTTGAGAAAATGCATCTGCCAAGTTGGAACAGTAACAGGATACATCAAGGTAAGGCGTGTCACTTCCGGGGGCAACGTCACAAGATACATCGATATAGTTCGGCTTTCTGACTATGGCAGTCAAACTACACAGCCGATAGAATATGGCTACAATCTGTTAGATTACGTTAAGGAATCCGATTATAGCAACCTTGTGAATGTTCTCACACCTTACGGTGATGACCTTGATAGTGAGGTTTATGAGGGTTATTCGGCTAAATTACAAGGCACAACCATAACAAATACCAGTTCGGTCAATGTGTATGGCAGACACGCAAAAGTGGTTGTATTTGATGGTGTGACTACTCTTGCATCACTTAATGCTCTGGCATCGTCTTATCTGACGAGATACTCACAGCCACAGCTCACGATGGAAGTTGAGGCGGTGGACTTGTCGGCGGTTGAGAGCGTGGACGATATCACGATAGGCGATTCGGTTCGGATAATTGCTCAACCTTTCGCAGTGGATCAGTGGTTATATCTCACGCAGATCAAGAGAGATATTCAGAATATCGACAAGAACAGTATCACATTAAGCGGTTATGTTCGGACCGGGCAGACAATTACGAGCCAGACAGTGCAAGCAACGGATGCGCTCAAGAATCTTCCCTCTGAATCATCTATATTACAAGCGGCCAAGAGAAATGCCCTTGCCATGTTATTGGATGAAACAAAGGGCGGTCATGTTGTATTTGAGTATGACAGTAATAATGAATACATGGTTGCCATCAATATTTGTGACGCTCCGACCATTGCGGCATCGAGAAAGCGGTGGAGATGGTCTAGTACGGGATTCGGGTACATGAAGAGGTCAGCGGGGGGAACAGAAACCACTCCTGCATGGGATGAAGCACCGATTGCCATTACAATGGACGGTCAAATCGTTGCGGATGCTGTCACAACCGGGACAATGTATGCGGACAGGATAAAGGGCGGAACATTAACGCTTGGCGGCTTAGATAACGCTAACGGGGTTTTAAGCATTAAAGATGCGTCAGGGAATGTGATTGGGACGTGGAATAAGGACGGAATAAACGCGACAACAGGCTCATTCGGCGGAAGCTTAAACGCAGCTTCGGGATCATTTAAAGGAAGTCTAGACGCGGCAACAGGCACATTTAAAGGAAATTTAAGCGCAGCAACAGGCACTATCACCGATGGTAGTGGTATACTATCACTTTCGGGCGGCAGCTTAATTATGACCAAAAACACAGCAGATGGAGCTGGTTTATTCGCATACGGCAGCAGCAATTATTCATGCTGGGGAGCAACCAATTCAGCCGCGCTCGCTAATGGTGCGTATAGAGAAGTTCCGACAATGGATGTGATTATTGCCGGGGAAAATGCCTCTGATGAACGGCTGAAACAGAACATCAAAAACATTGACGATGATTTTGTCAAACGCTTGGTTTTGGGAATAAGTCCGAAACAGTTTAAGTTCAAAGATCATCCCGATACGCTACAATTTGGAGTTATAGCGCAGGATGTAAAAGCCATTGAAGAGGAATGTGGTATTTATGAGAATAACCGCCTTTTTTATGTCCGAGCTGATGGCACTTATGCGGTTGAATATCGGCAGCTCATCGCTCCGATTATCAGAATGATTCAAATTCAGCAACAAGAAATAGAAAAATTGAAGGGAGAGAAAAATGGCTGACATATCTACCGAATTACAACAGATACTTGACGCGGTATACGGCGAACAAGTGCGAGGCTCAATATACAGAGCCATTAAGTTAATCAATGACGTGTCGGAAGCCGTTATATCGGCAGGAACAGACATCACAAGTCCGACAAGTTCAAGCACGGGTTATTTCGAGGATTCGCTGTATATCAACACCGACACTTGCGACTTGTGGAAATGCACGGGTACAAATGCTTGGGTGCTTGTTGGAAACATTAGAGGAATTGGAATAACAAGCATCGCAAAGACAGGCACAAGCGGATTGGTTGATACTTATACGATAACCTTCTCTGACGGAAGTACACAGACATACACTGTCACAAACGGCGCGGACGGCAACAAATGGTATCATGGCACTACGATCAGCGGCGGCGCAGTGCTACCGACAGTATATCCGACATCGGGCATCGCCAAAGCAAACGCAGGGGATGCGTACTTGAACAGTTCCGAGGGGTATGTATATGTATGTATCACGGGCGGCGATGCAAACACGGCAACATGGTCATTTAACTTGGCACTGTCGGGCGGCGGTGGCGCGGCGGCTCTTAATGATTTGAATGATGTAGATATTGACGCATCTACGCTTGCCAACAAAGATATTCTTGAATTTAATGCCGCAACGGGTAAGTTCGAGAATGTATCTGACAGGTCATTCGTGAGATATGCAGGGTCAATCACATTCAGTGCGTTAATGTCGGGGGCTTTATCGACATACCTAACATCGGCATATGAGGATATGTTCTTCCTTGTAACGGACGGCGGCATGCTTGACAGCACAACGGCGGCATATTGGACGGGTACATATGCGGCAGGCGATGTTATACCAGCCGATTCACATATTGCGATTATTAACATTGCACCAGCAGGAAGCACACCGTCATATCGGTTTGACGATTTTGGGGGATATGTTGATATATCGGGCAAAGCAGACAAGACCGAGATCATTCAGTGGGTCAGCGGAAGTGTCAGCAATGCGACATCACTAACCTTGAACGATTCAAAGATTACGGCAAATACAAAGATAGCGTGTATATTAGGCGATAACGGAACAGACCAGCCTGTTAAATATTCGGCGGTTTCGGCGGGTGTTGGTTATATAACAATAACATTCCCCGAAGCGACAACGGCTGTAATAGATATAGGAATATCAAACGCATAATATGAAAAGGAGATCAAGAAAATGGCAGAAATCAAGTATTTTGTAGCAGAAGCGTACAGGTTTGCAGAATCCAAAAAATGGGAATACTCAATCAAGGGAGTATATGACACGATTGAAGCGGCAAAGCAACAGTTTCATGCTCGTATGGGAGCAATCATCAAGGACACTAACGATCATGCTATGGTTATCGTTTACGATTCACTTGGCAACAAGGTAATGAGTGACTTTGTTGATACGGTTGAGGAAGAAACACCCGAGGCATAAGAGTATAACGGGCAAGTCATGTAATTATTAACGTATCTTGTATCAGTAATGTGGCTTGCCTGTTACACGATATAGAAAGGAGCAAGAAATGGCAAAGATACCATGCGAGTATGGGGGGGGTCAAATTCAAAGTGGCTCTTCGGGGGAATTAACATTTAGCACTACTAATCATAGAGCAGTGGCTAGTATTAGTTTTCCAAAACCCTTTAATAATATACCGAGAGTTATATTAAGTTTAACAAATCCAAACTATCGAAATGTAAGTATATGTGCTGGCTCAATAACTACAAGTGGATTTCTAGCGTATGTTGTTCAGAGCGAGACAGACCCAAGCCTTTATTCTACAACTTGTAGTTTCGATTGGTTGGCAACAGATTATTAAATAATCCCCTACTCTATCCGTAGGGGTAGAGAGGAGATTATTATGGCTAAAACGCCAGTAGTTTTTGATGAAGTAAAAGATTATATAAAGATTGCGAGTCAGAGTATAACGTCAACAAGTACAACGTTTTCCCTAAATAGTGGTTATAGTTTTTCGAATTTTAAAGAGTTTATAGTTGTATTTTTAATAAATTCTTCAACACGCTCCATTATATATGTACCTTTTATTAGTATGTTGCAAGGTGGAATATATGGGATTATTCCTACGTCATCCACGATAGTATCGGCATATATGCAAAAATTAACAGATACAACATTTAGGGCAGAGAGTACGGCGGCAAATATAATTCAGATTTATGCGAGGTAATTTATAATCTGTAACAATAACACAACAGGAGCATAACAATGTCAGAACCTATAACAATCAACACTCTCTTACAGTTGGGCGGTATTATTGCGGCATTTTGGGGTGGATATAAAATCTTAATGGAGATTATCAAAGCAATAGGAACAAAATACGTCAAAGTGCAAAAACAAGAGGAATTAGAGCCGACGCTGATTAAGAATATTCAAGACGAGCGTGACAAGATATACGCTAACTATGATAAGCAATTAGCGGATATTCGGGCAGAGATAGACGATAATCACACGGACACCGAAGCGAAGATACAAGAAGTACGGGCAGAATTGGAAATGCTCACGGAATGTATGTATGCTACGCTTGACGGACTTCATCAATTAGGCTGTAACGGCAAGGTCACAGAAGCAAGGTCGATGCTAGACCAATATCTGATTAAGAGGGCGCATGATTAGATACGGAGATATAACAGGATTTGATGATGCAGAAGTCATAGAAGGGAGTAATTATGAACAACAAGACTTACGATGTACTGAAATGGGTAGCGCAGATACTTCTTCCGGCGGTGGCAACACTGTATTTTGCGATAGCGCAGATATGGGGATTGCCTTACGGAGAGCAGATAGTGGGCACGATAACCGCCATTGATGCGTTTCTTGGGGCATTGTTAGGGATAAGCACATATCAGTACAATAAGAGGTCGGATAATGACGCAGGCTGAATTTATAACCACAATAGCACCATTGATAGTGGCAGAAGGTACAAAGCGAGGATATAAGGTATTCTCGACAGTGATAGCTCAAGCCATTATCGAGAGCAATTTCGGCAAGTCGCAGTTGTCCGAGAAGTATCACAACTACTTTGGTCTGAAATGCGGTAGTGGTTGGAAGGGTGCATATGCCACATTCAACACGAAGGAAGAGTACAAGGTTGGTGTGCTTACCACAATCAAGGACAAGTTTAGAGCTTATCCCGATATGGCGGCAGGAGTGGCAGGATATTATGATTTTATATCTACCAAACGCTATGCCAACTTAAAAACCGCCACAACCTATCGTATGTATGCGGAATTTCTCAAGGCGGACGGGTACGCAACATCATCAACCTATGTCAGCACTTTATGTTCGACAGTGGAGCGATTCGGTCTAAATGCTTACGACCACGGATTTATGCCTACCATGTGGCAAGTCGGGCAGACATACACAACACAGCAAGACTTGAACATCAGGACAGAGCCAAACGGCGATACAGTTCCGTATAATCAGCTTACGGCAGACGGACAGAAACACGCTTTTATTAGTCCGAGTGGTAGTTCGGTGTTGCGGAGAGGGACCAGAGTGACGGTGAAGGCCATTCAGTCAACCGGATCCGCAACGTGGGTGTTGATCCCGTCCGGGTGGATATGCGCAAAGAACAGCAAAAACATTTTTCTATTATAACGCTTCCCTTTATTTATCTTCCCTTATATAGAGCCGCTTTCGGGTAATGCCGGGCGGCTCGTTTTTTATGTTACGGGTTATATAACAAACATATCAGATAACCGCATAAATCCGCTATTGTAATAATCAGAGATGAACGAAAAAGGCACTTGCAATATAAGCAAATGCCTAAATTTACGTTGTTTTAGGTGGAATAATAACGTTATGTTATTTTTTCGTTATATTACACGTTATATTACACGTTATATAACATCATATCTTATTCACAGCTTCCAACATCACGGATAACTCTATATGCGTATAGTGATCGGTTACGTCCTTGGCAGAGTGTCCGACAATGGCACGGATGATTCTCTTGTCAACTCCGGCTTGGGCAAGTAAGGTAGTGAATGTATGCCGTGTATCGTGGACGTGATGACCGGGCAAAAACTCCTTGAAGTATCGGTTAAACACTCCGTATTCGGGTACACGCTGAATTGGCAACAGACTTTTTGCTTTGTCCGATAGAGGAACAACACGCACTCCGGCTTTCGTTTTGGCTTTCACTATTTCCAGATGGTCGGGGTAACAATTCTCTTCTTGAAGTTCAAACAATTCTGAATAACGCAATCCCGTGTATATATAAAAGAGAATTATCTTTGCGGTTTCGCTTGTCCTTGATAACTCCCACAAATGAGAACGTTCCTCATACGTTATGATTTTGCGGTCAATTTTGCGCGGTTCGGGTTTATCCGATATCTCGACTACCTTGTGAAGATTAAGGGCGGAAATGGGCAAATATCCGCGTTTTACGGCATACTTAATTAGATTCTGCAATAGTTTCCGCACGTTAACCGCACTATTGACAGTACCGGGCAGAGAATCATAGAAGCGTTGGAGCGTTAAGCGGTCTATCTGTCCGACCTTGACATCATGCAATGGCTTTAACTTCTTGTATGCGGTTTCGTATGCCCGGAGTGTTCCGCTCGCTTTCCCGTCCTGCAATGCTATCCATTCATCATACAATGTCGCAAGCGTTACCGAGTTGAGCGTGTAAGGTTCGTCAATGTATCGGTTGAGTGCTTGCAAAGCTTCCCTGTATGTGCGGTGGTATGAGAGATACTTGTACTGTTGTGTGCCTTTTTCACTATATCCCGTAGTTATTTTTACGGCATAAGGGCGGCGGCGATTGCCCGGCAGTTTTGCAATCGTAC